CAAGGATTGCTCCCCATATACGCCCAGTCTTGGTAAAGTCATCTAGCGGATGACCGTAGGAGTTATTCCGATCCCCGTGGATAAGATGCTGGGCTTCTTGTAGGACTGACTCCTTGACAGTCACAGGCTCATTCGAGCCCTCCTCATCAAACACCGTAATGGTACTCAACCCAACTTCCGCCTTGTCCTGAACAACATGCAGTTGCCAACTAGGGTCAAACTCCAATCGGAGCAAGTCCAAGTCTTCCGCAACTAGAAACTCCCGCAGAGCCCCAGCGCTCTGCCGCCAACCAGGCAGAAAGAACACCATGTCTGCTTTTAGCACATTGTCATAATCTAGTCTCATAAACTCAGCCCGCGAGTGGTCCAGCTCCCCGTTGAAATTACGGGCAGGATTTAGGGGCTCGTGCCCCATTTCCCGCACCACTCGCTCTGCTTCGTGAAACAATGGGTAGTTGGCCTGGGGCAGGCCCGTCATCGGGCCACTGATATAGACCTTAGCCATCACTTGCCTTCTGCTTCTGCCGCGACACACTCGCGCCGTACTTCACACCTGGCGCACATAAAGTAGTCTGGGTGGTTCGATCCCATAACTGGTGCAAGCGGCGCTGCGTCATCGTAGGCTTGTAATAGATCGGGCAACCGATCTCGGATGTATAACTCAGTATCCGCCTCGCTCCAAAGATCAACCGTAAAGCGCCGCACTGCGCCCATCGTAAAATAGACAATTTCCCCCTTCGTAAACTCCCAGTCCCGAGACCGTGCAAGCCAGGCATAGATCGAGAGTTGTGCGATATGCGAATCTTTAGGACTCCTGGGCCTGCGTTCGGTGGATTTCCAATCCACGATAACCCCCCTGTCGGGGTACGCCAGGTCAAGGCGCCCGTAGATAGTCACCACTTCCTTAGCCACTCCGTTTGCATCGGGCCTAAAGAAGAACAACCGCTCCAACTCGATTTCCCTGACCGCCTCGCTGTCTTCCAGGTATTCCAAGCCCTTGTGAAAGATAGAACCGCGGAGCATCTTCCAACTGGAATCAGGGTCCACCGTGTAGTTCACACGGCGCTTGAGCGCAATCTTCCTTGGACAGTTGGCTAGCCTGGTGGCTGAAATCCGCGTGTCTTCTTCCTGGACCATTGCCTTCAGCAGTGGGTAGTTATAGTTACACTCTCGGTTGGGGTCTCGACTATGCGCCAGACACTCCTCAATTGGAACCTCACCAAGACAACACTTGAAATGTGTGTGTGGCACTAACTCACCCGCCACCGAAAATCTAACTGCCAGTACCGAATTCTACTCAAGTCGCTATAATAAGCAGGGCCAAGCATGATTTCCAGGGGGCCAACACGCCAGCAACGGGCGGCCTTAATTGGCAAACCATTGTAGCCCACAGACTGCTTAAACATCCGACTTACTGATTCTCAGGCTCGGGAGTCTCAGGACCATCCGCCACGGCCCCACTGCCGCCAGTACCACGGGACCGATTTTCACCACCCGCGGCTTCGCCCCCAAAATTGAGCTGTCGAAGAATGTTGTCAATCGTGGTAGGGTTAGGTTCATCTTCCTGCTCCTGCTGGTAGGGCTCTGGCGAGCCAACACCGTGAATCACCAAGGGCACCGAAAGACCCATTCGCATCCGCCGCGCCACAGCCTGCCGCTGGGAGTGATACATATAATACTGGACCCCGTGTAGATCAAACGCACCTGGAATCATTCGAGTATTTCTTCCAATCTATCCCCCAGCTCTGCTAGGGTATCTGCATGTTTGCTAAGGCGGTTGTTTCTGGCTTCATCTATACAACCATTCATCGCGTTGTAGATGGCCCTGCGGCCCGTGTCGAGAGCCCAGATAATCGCCTTTACATCCTGTCGTGAAAGTACAACCGTAAACATTATGGGATCGCTTCTGATAGCCTTTGTCTAAAGGCATCAACTCCTTTGTTTAACAAATACTCCGTAACATCCTTACCATCTTCGATGGGCCAAACCACTCGCTTTAAGTCCAGGAATCCCGACCGATTGAGTGCCAGCAGATGGGTATGGCCTTCGTCTCCCGCCTTATCCTGATCATAGGCTATATAGATTGTGTTGTGGCCTTCTAATTCTCCGAACAGTTCAGCGGTGATTCCTCGATTCCCGTTGATGGCGGAAACTGGTGTGCTACCCGATTCGCCCAAGGTCTGAGCGAGAAGAGCGGCGTCATATTCTCCCTCACACAGGAGAAGGTCACCTTCCGTTGATCGCCCCGCGGGCCAGTAGAGCGCCGCTCCATTTGCACCCCTGATTCCCCAGTATTTAGGTCCGTCTGGGTTAGTGGCATCATCACGACGATACCGCACCGTTTGCAGTTCACCACCAGCCGAGTAGACGGGTATGCTAAAACCGTTTCCTGTATGACCAAACCGCAACCTTCGGATGGTGTCGTCGGTGAATCCGCGGGATTTAAGCCAGCCAAGTCTTTCTCGGAATTCGCCATGTAATAGCTCCACGTAATAGTCCACCAGGGACTCGGGAATATACTCCAGTTTCTTAGTCTTGGTGCGCGGGACTACTGCCCGTCTTCGGGAACTAAGCTCGCTAGGACTAGCAAAATCAAAACCATGAAACCCGCAAGCAAAGCAGTGACAATGGCCGTCATCATAAACTCCTAAGCTCTCGGTCGAGTCATCGTGTTCTGGACAATAGTCCATATACACCAGGGAGCTTTGCTCCATCAAAACACGTCACCATTTTCGAGCCTTTTCTCATCCTCATACCTGGCAACCACCCTACGGTACAGCTCCAGTTTCACCGACTCAAGAACACCAATAACCGCGTTGTAATCAGCGTACTGCCGCGGTGTCCGATCCAGGAATGCATTAATTTCCTGGGTGATGAGATAGTTTAATTCACCCTCACCAAAGGGCTCAACACGGCCATGGTCAATCAGGTCTCGCTGGGTCTGTGGTATATACGGCATTCTGCTCTCCTTAATGTTGCCAAGTTTGTGTGATTTTGGTGTCAACAACGATGGGGACTTCTTTGAGCCACCTTTGGGCGGCTCGTTCCATACAGGAACGAAGTAATTGCTCCACGGCCTCAGCATCCCCCTGGTCACACTCGGTAACGATTTCATCATGCACCGCTAGCAGAATCTTAAACACAACTGGATGACTAGACTGTGCCTGGTCCAGGTAGATTAGCGCCAGCTTGGTAATATCCGCACTGGTCCCCTGGATGGGGGCGTTCGCGCCAGCCCGCTCGATGCGGGCCTTCTTCTTGTAGTACTCCTCCTCCCCGCGCCTGGGGAGCTGGAACAGGCGCCAGCGGCCATTCAGAGTCCGCACCGCTCCGCGGTTGCCCAGCTCGGGGGTCATAGCCCGCTGGCCCAGGTCGCGCAGCATGCGCGCCATGTTTGGGTGCTCTTCGTTCCACCGAGTTAATAGCTCCTGCGCTTCATCCTTGGTAATCCCTAGCCGCCAGGCAAGCCCGTAGGCCGAGAGTCGGTAGACCACCCCGTAGTTGATAGTCTTAGCCGCATCACGCTGCGCTTTGGTCACTTGGTCGGCTGGGATTCCCAGGATTCGGACTGCCGCATCAACATGCGGATCGCCCCCACTCTCAAGAACCCCAAGTACGTGCTGCTCGCTGGCAAGCTCGGCGGCGATTCGGAATTCAATTGAGCCGTAGTCCGCAACGACAAAGACCCGTCCTGCTGGAGCCACAAAGCAACTTCGGAATCGTTTGGATAGGTCTGCGCTAGCCCGACCAGCACGGCCATTAGGAATCTGTTGGAGATTTGGTGTCCGACAGGACATTCTTCCCGTTGAGACAATCTGGTTAAGCTCTGGTCTGATTCGGCCATCGGTGTCCACCTTTACTAAAACGGTTTCTCCAAAACCTGTCTCCAGTTTGTGTAGGCTACGCCACTCCATCAAGGCTTCAATGATTGTGGTCTCAGGCCCGCCCGTGCGGGCTAGTTCCGTCAGGCTTTTCAGGTCTGTGGATTGGGTCTCGACCCCTAACTCCCGTAGGGCATCCAAGAGCTGCTGTGGGCTGTCCAGATTGATCGGACCATCGACCTGACTAGGTTTCTTGGGCTCTGGGTGTAACTCCCTATATTCGCGTTGGTAGCGTTGGACAGTTTTACGGCGTTTCCCCTTGGAATCAAAATCTTCCACCAGTAGAGAATCTTCTAAGTCTTCGACATAACTCGCGTAGTTGGATTTCCACTCCTGCCAAGGGCCAAGCATAGCCTGGTACTTCTGGCGATGCACCCGTGCCATTGGCACGGTAAGATTATCAATCAGAAACCGCTCAATCCCCTGGGTGCGTTCCCGAAGATCAGTTAGTAGTTGCCGCCAGGCATCCACATCCACAGGCATTCCACTGAGCATCATCCGAGCTAGTATGGGCACCAGCCGATTTTCCAGTTCCATAGTGGGGGCAAGGCCGAACCGCGTAATCCGCTCCTGCTGAATCTTTTGGACTGGAAGGACAACCTCTGCATCCTGCGCGGCGTAAGTAATCTGTGCATCCGTGGGCTCAAAGGTCTCAGGATCGGCGGCGACGAAAGTAAGGGCGCCACCTGTTTCTTTATCAATTTCTTTCCCCGTATAGCGGAGAACAATGTCCCCAAGAGAGTTCTGCCTGTCGAACAACGGGAGCCCACAACGTAGTACCAGGTCCGCAAGCTTAGTATCCCACACAGGACCAACGCGAATATCGAAATGATGCTCAAACCACATGCACTCAAACGCAGCATTCTGGATCACTTTCTGAATGCTCTGGGCTACCAGGAATGGGCGGAATTGGGTTAGGTCGGCCTTCCAGTGGGCGATGATCGTCCGCTGACCATCGGAGAGCTGTCCCAGTAGGGGCTTCTCTAGCCAGGGCTTGAGCCCTGTGGTTTCAATATCGAACCCGAGCCGAGCTGGGCGAGCAGCCTTCGGAAACCAGGGAAGCAAAGCTTCCCGCAGTTCGTCAGGAGTGCGACAGTAAATCCGCTCAGGCTGCTGTTTCAAAATCCCCAAGATAGTGCTCCCTGCTGGCGTTAAGATCGGTGCGGCCATTCTCCTGGACTACCGACACATACCCATTCACCTGGGGCTCAGGAAACGAAACCGACCCCGCACTCACCGTGTAGTCCAGTGGCAGCCTGGCTAGGCAGCCCGACTCAACCAGCTTGCGCCCCTTGAAGATCAGTGTACCGACCTTATGGGTGTGGGCCTGCACCAGCAGGCGAAACGGCTGAATGTCAAGCTGTCCAACCTGGCGGTTGTTCTCCAAGAATTCCGCCACCTTCACCACAGACTGCGGCGCTCGGCCCCGAGCATAATCCGCGTGAGCAAAGATCGCGTCACCCACCTGGAAATACCAGTTTCCGACTACGTGAACATTGTTGAACGGGCGTGCCAGGTACCGATGGATGTTGGGCTCTACCAGGAAACTCAGGCCCAGTGGGACTGTTGCCAGCGCCAGCTTGACCCGATCCGCGTGGTTGGAATCCACGATCACCACGTTGGGGAACCGCGCCGCCAGGAAGGCTTGCAGGCGAATCCAGGACTCAATTTCCTGTTCGATGGGCACATTCCGATCCTTTGGGAACCGTGAGTACGCATAGCAATCCAGGGCATCCCCCGTGACCACTACCAGGTCCGCCGCGGCGTGCCGCCGCAGGATAGTGTCCAGCAACTCTTCATTCTGGAACGGGATGTGTAGATCGGAGATATGCAGGATTTCCTGCTTGTTGTTCGGTGCGACCATCCCACTGTCGATATAGAGTTGCAGGTCATACTTCTTGGGCTCGTTGAGCGGTTGGCCTTCCTCATCAAAATACTTGTGGAAGAATGGCATATGGATACTGGGCGGTTGGTCGCTGAGACCTGGGGGCCTGACAATCACCTTCATGCGGTTGGAACAAGCATCCTTGGTACAGGTCTCGCCGTACCAGTTGGTCATCGCTTCCGCACACTCGGTAAAGGTTAGGCCGCTGTCTCTCAGTGAAAGTAACTTGGCATCCTTTGTGGGTGTCCACTCCATTTATCGAATTCCTGTCTTCTTGGTTAGCACGGGGCGTTTACCGCTCCGATGGTCATACGCCTGCGAATAAACATGTTCGGGGCTTGGAGAAATGTAATATGGATACGTATCCTCGCTGCAAACTCGCTCACCACACTGGAGACAAACCCGATCCCCAGTAGATTCTGTGTACATCTGACCCTTGATACAGCGACTACAACGACTCCAGGATTCCTCGGACTTTTGCACGGGCCTGTCTTGCATTAAGCTTTCCATATAACCCCGACATTATCCTTTGTTCAGTTTTATTCCAGTCAACTTCTGTTGACAGCTTATCTAGCCGCTCCTGCGGGATACGGAACACCTCGGGGCCGAAGCCCAGTCCCCTACAGAACACGCGGTAGTGCGACCGCACCCGCTTGATAAACCGATAGGTCAGGTTTCGGTCCTGGGCTACCTTGGTTAGTTCCCGCTCCGTGAGCGGGCGATGCAACATGGCTTCCCGCCAGTTCAGGTACCGACCCAAGGTGAACCGTTCATCGGAATCAAGACGTGCCACGACTAAACGCCCCACCGATAATACCAATTAACACTGTTGCTGCTAATGCGTGATACCACTCCATAACTGGAGCCCCGAAAAGGCCAACTGCTAAGGTGTTCCACGCCCAAAGCATAACCACGGTACCAACCAACACGGCTAGCCCCAAGAGCAGAACCGCCAGACCAGCAATTGTCAGAAACTCACTCATCAGAACCTTCCATATCGTTCACACCATCTGCTAGCGCTGAGAGTGTGGTGCTCAGTGCCCTGAGTAAGGACTGCTTTTCTGACTCCATCAGGGTTCGATTCTCCTCAACGTGAGCGATGGTCTGTCCCAGGAAGTACCCCGCTAGAACGAAGTGAACCAAATATCACCTTCCCTAATTGTTCAACAATTACTGCAAATAACCCGCTGGCGAGCGCCCCAATGGACGCCCCCAGAATCAACCCGTTGTGAAACCCTGTAGCATAGCCAATGTCAAATATTGGTTGCATCTGGATCAACAACATCCACCGTTACTGAAGTAACGATATGCAGCTCCTCACCCTCAAAACGGTCCAGCGTATCCTGGAGAAACCCCCTAAGATCGGTCACAAGATCATCCGCATCTTCACCGTAATGAGTACGGCGGGTCTGCCCCAAGTAACTAAAAGTCAGACGCATCCAATAACTCCACTAAATCTTTCAAGTCTACTACTGCCCAGCGTTGGGCGGGTTTCCCTGCACGGGATATGACTACCATTGGCTTTAGGTCGTGCTTGTTGCGAACCGCTTGATCCCAATAATCTTGGAACCACTTAGGAATGTTCTGGGTGTACTTGTGCTCGATAGCAAAGCCGTGGGCGATAATATCAGGATCGGCCATCCCCGTACTGGGGATACGAGTGGTTCCCAACATCTTTGCCACCGCTCTTTCGTGGGCTTTCCAACTACGGTCAGTCATCAGACTCAGGAGTTAACTCTTCGGGCTCAGAAAGGTCCCAGTAGTCATCATCCGACTCGTAATGGTCATAGTAGTCATCATAGTCTGAGTACTCATCGGGGGACTCATCAGCCCAGTCAACATCGTACTGGTCAAGCTCAACAAGCGGCTCGGGCTCCACAATCTCGACAAGCCCCCTGTGCGTGATTTCCGCGGCCACCAGCATGGCCGCCACCTGGGCTAGCCCCAGGTCATTGGAGCTGTTAGGGTCAAGGCCCCCCAGGGCAATGCGCTCAAACTCCTCCTGCCGAACGGCAGCGGACTGCCAGGCCCGATCCCGTAGAACACCCAACATGTCATGTAGCGTGCTACTCATTAGTCTTTTCCTCAAAACTTAGTTGCTCAGGCTTGAAGATCAGGTTCAGGTGCCCAGTCCAGCCATCCCGATTCTTGGCAACAATCAGCTCCGCGGGGGCAGGGCCATCCAGTTCTGTGCTCCGATCCAAGGCTGCTGGGTTATGCAGCAGCAGAGCCACACTGGCAGCTTCTTCGATTTTCCCCGAGTCCCGTAAACGGTTCAGGACTGGTCGCTGCGGTACTTCGGACTTGTCGCGGCTAAACTGGCTCAGTACCAGGAACGGGCATTCTTTTTCTCCGCGCAGCTCCCGCAAGGTCTCGATAGCATCCGTCACCGCCTGGTAGGGCGGCACACCGCGCTTGGCGGCAAGCTGTAGATGATCCACCACCACCATTGCAGGAGCCTGGAAGTTGCTCAGTACCCGTTTGACATGGTTCGTATCCAGCCCAGGCTTGTCGGTAATAAAGATTGACAAGTCTGCCAAGTCGGCCTTCACACGTTCAATGTCCTGTCGCTCTAGTTCATCAAACTCCCCCTGAAATTGGCGGATGATGGGTACTCCTGTTTGGCGAGCGATTTCGCGGGCCACTAGCTGGTACTTCGGCATTTCCCCACTGAATACCACGATGGGGCTGTCGTCTCCCTGACTCCGCAGATAATCGGCAATATTAAATGTAATTTGCATTGCCAGGGCAGTCTTACCAGCACTAGTAGACCCCGCGAGAATGATTAACTCACTCGCCTTAAGTCCGCCAGTCAGTCTGTCATAGGTGGTTAGCCCTGTCGGGAGTCCCACCTGATATTGCCGCTCCTTGAGCTTATCAAGGTACTGGTCATACTCTTTGACTGCTGTACGGAAATGGCTCATTAACCCAAATCATCCTCGGCTTTCATACACTCATAGCACAACGCCCGACCATACTTCCGCTCACGAATAGTCGCAAAGTCAGCACCCGTAACCGTCTTACCCGCCTTCGAAGTCCAGTCCTGGATAGGGCTCCCACAGTCCACACACTTGGGATTACTACCCTGACGGCGCTGGGGCGCCGCACTGCGCTGGTTCCGATTGTTGGTGGGCGTATTCCGATTGCTGCTGTTGCTCTGCGCGTACCGCGAGACCTGGGGCTGGATACCAAACTCGGCCTGCAAGTGCTGGTACCAATCCGCGGCAAGGCCGCGGCCTTCCTGGAGAGTCCCCTGGTGCTGCACGGTGGAGCTACCGCTGATTCCATCGGAATTCGTGAACTGGAACGTGACACTGACAAAACCGTTCACGCGGTCATCCACCACGGTCTCCAACTGGGACTCTTCGTCCAGATCAAAATCGCTCAGGCTCTCGGCTGGGGTCTGCTTCTTGGGCATCTGTTTTCTCCTTACATATGTATCTTACCACGGTTGCGGGTGGCTTGTCAAGTCCTGTCCGTACTGGCTGAAACCAACAGAAAAAGGCTCGCTGTCTGGACCCCACATATGTATCTTACCACGCCAACCATGGGTCTGTCAAGTGGGTCTAATCGGGGCGGCTCTCGCTCTGCCCCTCGCGCGTGGGCGCGCTATAAATATATTTATATATTACTAATAAACTGGTACTCTCTCCCCCCTTAGGGGAGAGTCTTAAAGCCCCTGTATACACAGGGGCTTATCAAAGACTAACGCGAGAGCGGCAGTGGTCAGAGCATTGCTCTGGCCGCAGTCCTAAGTGGCCTTGACAAGCTAGTACGGCGTGTGCTAGAATACATATGTAGGGTAGGAGCAGAGTGCTCCTGTCCACAGTGGCAGCGCCACGAAGGGTAAAACAAGTTAGCGGACTTCCACACGGTCTGCTCTGGCCCAGGTGTTGCGCGTGGAGAGCGCAAAGTTTTCCAAGGTCGTAATCAACTCAGTTCGCCGCTCGGGCGGCAGGTCCGCTAGGATGGCTTCCAGGCGGGCCAGTTCCAAACGCGAAGCGCCATCCCGAGAATCCTTGTTATCAGTCCAGAGACCAGCAGCCCTGGCTAGCGAATTAGGAGTAGTGCCATACGAAGTACCCAACTGGATCACACTGGCAAACACTGGTCTAGTGCTAGCAGCCCGCTCAAGCCGCGATATTTCGGTCTGAGTCCAGTCGAGCCGTTTCCCAGCCTGTTCCTGACTGAGCCCATGTTCGATTCGTTTGTCTTGAAGAAATTGAGCTAGTCGGCGGTTCCAGTTAGCAGGGGCTTTCATAGGCGCACCTCCAGAAATTGTCTTGTTGGTATTAGTATACCGACTAGTTAAAAGAGTCACAATAGAACGGGTGTTCTAAAGAGGAATCTAAGAATGTATGACGCAAAGGTGTTACAGCGGTTTTGGGCAAAGGTTGACAGAAATGGTCCCGTGCCTGAGCACGCCCCCGAGCTGGGCTCGTGCTGGATTTGGACCGCCGCCAAGGTGGTCGGCTACGGAATGTTTACACTTGCTCGCGGTCACCAGGATTATGCTCATCGGACTGCTTGGCGGATTGCCACGCAGGACGAAATTCCTGATGGGTTGTTTGTCTGTCATAAGTGTGACAACAGGGTGTGTGTCAGACCGCACCACTTGTTTCTGGGTGATGCTAAGGCAAATGCCGCGGATCGTGATGTTAAGGGCCGTTGGGCTGGTGGTCGCCCTGGTAAGGGGCCTGGGGGTATTAGTCTTGTCCAATGGCGTAAACTTCATCCAAGACCCAAACCAGTTGGTGAGAAGCATCATCTAGCAAAACTAACCTGGGCGCAAGTACAAGAAATCCGAGACCGCTGCCAGAAGACCTGTATAACACAAAAGGCGCTAGCAAGTGAATATAACATATCAGAATCATTAGTGAGTCGGATAATTCATTCTCATCGTAGGGCAGCAGCATAGGGATTTGCATAATGACTACTTGACAAAGTATGATACATCTGTAGGATGGAAACAGTGGAACCTGGAACTAAGGATAATGTGAGCATGTCCAAAGACCTAGATCAGCCGTACCAGTGGGGCAACTGCCAGACTCACCTTAACGAATGGGAAATTGACAGGCTAACGGTTCTCAAAAGCAAGATTGCTCGCGGCCTTTACTACGACGACACTTACGGTCTTCCATACGAAGACCCACCTGAGCTGTAAGCTCAGACGCCGATTCAGGTACCTGATGGCTGGCAACCCGCTCTTTAAAGACAAAGCATACCAGGAACAGCTCCGAGCGCGGAGACGCGCCAAGAAATTCAACCAGCCCAAAGCCGACTCGACCGCAGAAGAGTTATTCCAACGGATTGACCAGAAGATTGCCGAACACTGGGACGACCTACTTGATGTGCTGATTAAGAAGGCGATTGACCAGGGCGATGCCAAGGTGGCTCAGTATCTTGTGGATCGAAGAGTCGGTCCTGTTACGGATCGTTCTGGCGAGAAGCTTGATGCGTTTGGCACGTTTGTTGCTACGCTAATGACCATGAAGAATACCACCTCAGATGCTTCGGCTACTGAGTCGGCCGAGTAATCGGCCTGAGTTGTGATCCTGTAGGTCGCTAGGCTAGCCGCTACTTTTTAGGGCGTAAATTCCTACAGGCGCGGTTTCTCTAGTCCCCGCGAAACTCAAGGGCTAGACGCAATTATAAGAAAAGGGGAGCTTTCGTGCCAATCGGGGGAGCTTTCGCTCCCCCGACTCTCCGCCGATTCTATGACTCTTCTTCAGACTTCTTTCTAGTCTGTCGTGGGCGTGGGTCCAACCACACCCAGAACGTAGAACCATCTTCCACGGACTCGGCATGAATCCACCTGTCGAGAAACTTTGCGGCCCCCGCAATACGGGCCTTGATCTTGTTGGCGTTATCCGTTTCATCCAGCTCGTAGGCAAACCCGTTGGCACGGCCAACTTTCAGCTTAGAAATCATGTCTCGTAGCTCGACGGTTTCCTGACTCGGTTGTTTCACCCCCGATACCTTAATCTGTTCCTGAATATCCGCGAGTTTCACCGTGGTGTTGATTTTAGCCACTGGTAGACTCCTTTGAAACTTTGTTTCAGACGGGGCGTTGGAATCATAGATTCCAAGCTCCTTTCATTACTTGTCTAAGTTTACCACAACGGTAGAGAATTTCCAATTCCTTCCTTCCGATCCAACCTGGCTGATGCCCCGTACCGCCCACTACTCGGGGAGTCTCCTACCTGGGAGATGCGCCAGGCCATCTGGGACCAAGCGGGCTATGGCCCTTCCCAGGAACAGCTCCTTTTCCACCTGGGAGCATCCCACGGCCACGCTGGCGAAGCCAGGGCCAAGCTCACCTTTGGTGGAGAGCAGGCGGGTAAGTCTCTCTCGGCTGCAATGGAAGGCGCCAGTAAAACCTTCCACGGTCGCCAGTTCTGGATCGTTGCCCCGCAGTATGATCAGGGCAAACCCGAAATGAAATATCTGATTAACGATATTTTCGGGCCAATGGGGGCAATTGACACCGCATCTACTCCTGAGCATGGTCCCTGGTCGATGACCCTTAAGGGCGGTATCAACTGGAAAGTCATTTCTGCTACGGATGTTAGCAGGATCGCTAACGAAGCTCCCGATGGTATCTTGATGGTTGAGGCTGCCCAGCAGCCATTTGAAGCGTATCTACGCTGCCTTGGCCGCACGGGACCCCGTAGGGGTTGGCTCTGTATCAACGGTACCCTGGAGCCAGGCGGCGGCTGGTTTGCTGACCTGGGCCTGAAATGGAAGGCCCGCAACGACGAAGATGGCGTTTCGTATGAAATGCCGAGCTGGTCCAACCTGACCCGTTATCCTGGTGGCTGGGAGAATGAGGAAATCCAGCGGCTCTATAAGAGCCTACCCGAAGACTTCTTCTGGGAGCGCTATGGCGGTCGCCCCCAACCCCCGAAGGGGTTAGTTTTTCCCGAATTTAAGAACATGATCCACGCGGGCCGACCGATTCGACTGGGTATTCCTGACAGTGATCCTACCAACCCAACGCTCTGGATTCCCAAAGACATGCCCCTGGAGTGCTGGATCGACCCTGGCTATGCTGGCGGCTACGCGGTGCTCTTTGTCGCCGTTTACAACGAAACCGTATACATCCTAGACGAAATCTACACTCAGTATGTCCAGGTAGGCGACGTAATCCAGCGCGCAATCACCCATCCCCTGTGGCGCAACGTGACCAACGGAGTGATGGACATTGCAGGAAAACAACACCACAACCAACGCTCTGATTATGAATGGTGGACCTTTGCGCCTGAGCGCGGCGGCGCGGGACTCCCTATTGAAAGCCGTCCTGTTGGCATCCTTGACGGCATCCTTAGAACCCGCAGTTTTCTCAAGGTTGATGAGGGTTTTACTCCTGCCAGACCACGACTCTACATAGACCCTAAGTGTGAAAAGACCATCTGGGAATTCACGGCTGGTTACAAGTACAAGCTCGACCAGTCTAACCAACCCACCAAAGAAACTCCAGATGACAAGAACAACCACTCGGCTAAGGCCATCGCCTACGGCCTGGTCCATCATTTCGGCCTGGTAGGCAAAGAAATCTACCGCCCCAGGTTTGCTCGTCATAAGGCATCCTGGGAATACTTGCGCGAAAATCGCTACACCAGAGGCAAGAAGCGTCGGCCTTAGAGTTTCTAAGGTCCAAGGTTATAAATGTTCCAGCTTTCAGGTATGGACCCAGCGGCCATTTCATCGCTCGGGACTGATGCTCAGTCGTTCTACTCTCAGCGCGATACGCGCATGGATGATGAGCAGCAGCTCTATGAAATGCAGAATAGCTCCACTGCCCCCGTAACGGGCGGGCAAACCATGACCATCAACGATGGTCGGGTGTTGGTGATGAAACCTGCTGCGATGCTGGCTAATAAGCCGCCGCGTGTCCGCGGGATTGGTGGCGCGATGCCTGAGCAGCACGCCGCCCGTATGGCAGCCAACCTGTGCATGTACCTACGCCGTGAGTTTGCACGGCGCTACCAGAACGGTGTTCGGAATCCCCTGGCCTATGATGAAGCGCAGTCCATTTTGCTTCGCGGCTGGGTTGTGGGCCGACTCCTTTACAACCCCAGTGATCCGCAGTTCCCTTTTGTCTACGACCTACTAGACCCGATCCATGTGTACCCCCGCCTAGGCGGCAAAAGCCCGCTCTATATTGCCCACGTACAAGACACTACCGTAGGCGACATTCTTGGTGACTGGGGCGACATAGCCGATACTCTCATGGGGGATCGTGACCCCAAAGAACCTGTCAAGATGACAGGTATTTATACCCCACTAGAGTACGCAATTGTTGTAGACAACGATTTCCTGGTACAGCCCACCCAGCACGGCTATGGGTTTAACCCCATCATTATTTCCACCGCCGCAGGCGCGTTCTACCGCGCTACCCCCAATGCTCCAGACTTCACTGAATTCATGGGAGCTGGTATTCTCTCCGCAGTCAAAGGTCCCATTGCCGATAAAGAAGAACTGATGGCGATGCTTAAGACCCTGATTGCGAAGCAGGCCAACCCCCCATGGATCATGAAAACCGACACCCCCAGTCAGGTTTCCGAGCCTGATACCGAAGCAGGTGGCATTACCCAAGTTGGTCGCCAGGATGACTTTGCGCCAATGGTGCTGGGTCCAGCACTTAACAATCTGATGGCCCTGATCCAGGCCGTACAGGATGAAATTTACCGCGGCGCCCTTGGCCCCGCCGCCTTCGCAGAAGGCAACAAGTTTACTTCTGGGTTCCACGAGTCCATCGCCGCGGGCACCGCCCGCGATATGATCTTCCCGTTTGTGCGGGCGCTAGAGCACTACTACGAAACCCTGTACAACAACGCTTTCACGCTCTTTACGATGAATGCGGGTCAGATTACGGTAGTCGCGCCCCAGCCTGGGATGCGCGGTAGTTACATCCAGAAGATGAACGGTGTGGACTATACGGGCTTGGATGTTCGTATCGAAGTCGAGTACCAGGATGTGACCCCGCAAAACGAAATGCAGAAAATGCAGATGGCTGCCCTGGCTTCCCAGAGTCACCTACTGTCGCTCCCACGTATCCGTGACCGTTATCTGGATGTGGAAGATGTTGAGGAAGAGAACCTTGAGGTTCTTGCGGACCTGATTTACCTAGACCCGATGATGACGCGCTTTGGCGCGCTTGCTGCCGCAGGCCAGTCTAAAGACCCCATTGTGCAGTATCTTGTCTCGCAGGCGCTTCAGGCCCAACAGGCGGCTGCTATGCAGGGTCAGGGCGGTCCACCTGGAGCTGCTGGTGCAGCTCCCCCGCCCCAGGGCGGTCCAGGCCAGGGCAACGTTCCCCAGCCTGGTGTGGGTGTTCAGTCTCAAGCCAACCCATCTGAAGCCAGTTCGAACATTGGTGCTGGTCCAGGTCAGGAAAACCTTGGCCCGCCAGGGTCACATCGCCCAGGGGCACCCCCGCCCCTTGACACGCTTGCAGGACAGAATCAATAATGGCATTCTCTTTCTTCGGTGACCCGTTCCAGGCCGATCCGTTCGGGCTCCCCAACCCCAAGCAGCCCCAGTTTGATCCGTTCCAGTCGGGCTCGCTGATGCCGCCCGCGGCCAGTCCTGCCCAGGGCAGTTCTCCATATAGTACCCCCGCTCCCGTGGCGGCCCCATTTTCGTTGGGGAATGCTAATCAGTCCAACGCTCAGCCGTCAGGCGATGCGCCTGTGAATGGTACAACGGTCGAGCCCAAGGGCCCGCTCACGGGCCAAGCCAGCACTACGACTGGTAACAACGGTGTGGTAGCACCGCCAAACCCTAGCGGGAATCTCTTTAGCGGCCTGTACACCGATCTACAAGACCCTACGAGCACCGTTCAGCGTGTGCTCATGTCAATGGGCATTAACCCCAACGGCGGCGATCCCCGCATACGCTCCCTACTCCAGCACGCTAATCAACTTATGGCCCCGATCTTTGCTCAGTTGGGCAGTGGGGCGAGTATGGATAGTCTGGAAGCAATGGTGCGCCAGCAGGTGACTTCCGCTCTCCACGGCGGTGGAGTGTTCTACAGCCCTTACGAGGGCGGCCAGGCACTTAATGGGCTGATGCAAAACCTGTGGGCCTATGATAACGCCACCCGTGGCATGGGTGATCCTAGTGTTCTGGCTAATCAAGCCCTGGCTAACATGCACAGCATGTTTACTGGCAGCGCCAATAGCGGTGACCCGATGCAGCTTCTTAACAGTTTCATGCTGGGCGGGCTTGACCCCACAATGCAGAACACGCTCCAAAGCCAGTACAACCAACTTCCAAACGTTAATCAGGTCTGGGTGCAGCAACACCCACAGTCGAACATTAGCATGTCCTGGCTTGATTGGTTCCTGAATCCTAATTTCCGTACTCTGCCTAGTACCGCTATGGTTAATGGTGCTTACTACTAATGGGCTTCCTGGATTATTACAGTCCTGCCGCGGTGCGCCAGCATTATCAAACTAGTCCGTATGGGGCTCAGCAAGATGTGTTCGGTGGTCAGGGCATGAATGCCCTGATCGGTGGTAGCCAGGGCGGCTACGATTTCTCCCAGATGTTTGGGAATGTGCCTACGCTCGTTGGACAGCAGAAATGGTCAGGTGGTGGTAATTCGACCGACGTGTTCACCCCCAAGGGTGCTGTAATTTCCGCGCCTTTCGATGGCATCGTTCAAACGATGCAGACCATGAATGGTCCTGTCCCTGGTGAGCTGGTGATGCTGACCGATCCCCGCACGGGGTTCAGCATGCGCTTGGTACATACCAAGGGGCTGGTCAAGGGTGGTCAGGTTCGAAAGGGTCAGCCGCTAGCGATTGTTGATGATCCTGGCATGGACATGCTCCGCTGGCCTGGGGGCCAGTACGGGCAGGCGCCTGGTGGCTATCAGCATGCGCAGGTAGACTTTGCCAACTCCCCAGGTGGCTTCAAAGATGGCCCGATGGGCGGGCAGCTCAACGCACTTCAGATTCTCACCCAGGGCGGTTTCCGCCCAGGGCAGGTCGTGCCGCGTACTCCTGGTCCGCCCGAAGGTATGGGGGGCGGAATGTCTGGTGGCCCGATGGGCGACATGGGAATGGGCATGTTTGGCGGTATGGGCATGCCTGGTATGGGAATGATGGGCATGCCCCCCATGATGGGAATGGGGATGCCGCCGATGGGCATGGGAATGCCCCCAATGTTCGGTGGCCCAGGCATGGGCATGGGCATGGGTGGCCCTGGAATGTTCCCAGGAATGTCTGGCGGCCCAATGGGCGGCGGCCTGGGCTCCTTCGGTGGCGGTAATTTCGGCATGCCAGGTGGTGGCTCTAGTTTTGGCAGCATGGGTGCAGGTAGTCTCCCCTATGGGGGTGGTCTGCCTGGTATCGGGGGTGGAACGAGTTTTCCTGGTATCAGCGGCGGTAGCAGCTTTGGCAATCAGCCCCAGTTCGGTAGCCAGAGCATGTTTGGTACGGGTAGCAACCCCGCGCCCTACTCGGCGCCGCAGTTTGGGGATGCTCCTGGCGTTGGCCCTTCGCCGCAGTCGAGTCAAAACCTGCTGAATCAGGAAGTCTTTGGGAACCTGACCAGCCCTGTTACCAGTGTTGAGCAGGCGTTACGTAAGCACGGCATTTCTCCAATGTCGGGTGATCCCCGCGTGAAGGCTATCGAAGGAAAGGCTGGGGCGGTTCTGGCGCCCGTGTACGCGCAGATTGCTGCTAATCCTGGGTCGATTGACAACCTACCCGACCTAATCGACAAACAAGTAACTGCGGCAATGGCGGGCTCACCTGTTCTGTTTTCTCCGACCGAGGGGCGCCAGGCATGGACCAATATTTCTCAAGCCGCATCACAAGCACAGAACGCGCTACTCAACGGCGGTGGATCAACTTTTAGCCCAGGGTTGGATTTTCTACTGGGCACGCTAACCAATGACCAGGATGCACTCTCCTTGTTTAGCAATTTGATGCTGGGCGGTCTTCCGTCAAACATGCAGAACACTATTGGCAGTTCCTACCGACAGCTTCCAGCCCTGGCTGAGTACCTAGCATCGCAGCACCCCAACATTGGCAACAAGAATTTCACATCCTTTGTAGACCTGATTATGAACGGCGGATTCTAGGAGACTACCGTGGCGTTTAGTGATCCCCGTACCCTTGAGCAGGGCTTCCAGGTCCCGAGCCAGGGACCAAGCCTAAATCCACTTGACCTATTGGGCGCTATCGCTAGCGGCGGTTTTGGCGCATATAACAACTTCCAGCAGCTTCAGAAGATTCTCTCGCTTGCGGGCTGGGGTGGCGGCGCTGCCGCCAGTGCCCTAGCTGGTAACACCGTGGGTCCGTTGGGTGATCTGCTGGGCAGTCTCGCTAGTGCGCTGGCTCGGGGCGCACAGCCCCAGCCCGAGGTGCTCTCTGGTATTGATAAGTCGGCGGCTGCCGCCAACGGGGATGTTCTGCCTTCGGCCACAGCGCCCGAAGCCGAGACTTCTTCTGAGACTACTGCTGAGCCTGGTGAAGAAACTGGTGGTTCTAGTGGTCAGCCTGAGCCTGGTGTTTCCAAGCTCCTACCCAGCGGGCAAGGCGCCCCGCCGAATCCCACGGCATCGGGGGATAGCGTTCCGAACGGAACGGGTCAGGCTAGTTTTCCTGGTGCTCCTGCACGGTCTACGGATATGTCTCCAGAAGCATTACGTGACCTGTCGATTTTCGGGGATGTTCTAAATCCTAGTCATGCGGTCACTCAGAATCTTAGAGCCCTTGGTGTTAATCCGATTAGCGCCAATCCTTCGACTAAACTATTCCAGCGGCACGCAGAAGATTTCCAGCTCCCTGTACTAGCGCAAATTGCTGCGAATCCTGATCTAGTCACCGAAGCCCCGACACTGTTCCGTAACGCCCTTCAAGGCGGTGGTGTTTACAGTCCCCGCAATGCGGTGGGCTCGGTCTTTGATATTGCTCGTGGTGCGCAGAACGCCGCACAACTACTGAACTCGGGCACGGTCACTGATCCTGACCAACTATCGAGACTTGCCGTGGTTGCATCATTGGGTGACTCGGGTTTGATTTCTCAGTTGCTCAGTAATGCACTCGGTTCGGGCCTGCCATCTGATGTGGCCCGATTGATTCAGCCCGTGGCATCCCAGCTTCCGCTGGCCGCTGAGTTTAATATGAGTCGGTCTGGTCCGATGCTGGGCCAGGCTCAGCAGAACCGTAGTATTTTGGACTACTTGGTGCCTGGGGCACTGGACAACTTGTTTAAGTAATGAGTGTATACGCCAACCCCTTCGGGTTCTTTAGTCCGTTCGATCCAACGCAAAGTCTGGACTTGAACAACGTTTACTATCAGGATAATCCTGATGTGGCATATCAGTATGCTTTGAACAAGGCTGGTCTTGGCGGCCCCGACAACCCGTTTGGCCGTTACCTTCAGGGTCAGTACAACACTATCCATCGAAACTATCTAGCCGATGCCCCTAGTTTGCCTACGGGCACCCCGTTCCTGAATTACCTGGGCCAGCATGGTGGCGACTATGCCTATCAATTCCGACAGCTTTCTCCCGAGTTACGTGGTGAGCGCCAGCAAACGTACCAACCCCGAGTACGCTACTCAGGTTTCTAATGAATAACTTCCTTGATATGTTTATGCAGATGATGGGCCAGCAACCCCAGGGGATGCACTTTAATCCGAATGTGCAGCTTGATCCATCCCAGGTAGAAGACCGCCGCTGGGAGCGGTTTTGGCCGCAAACCCTTGGCCCGATGAATTCGGGCAACACCGCGCAGTGGTACTATGATCCGATTCAACAGTGGATGCGCCAATAGTGTTTCTGGATGATGCCATCGGTCGCGTAGTAGGCAACCTGTTTAATACCCAGTCCCCACCAATGAATCAACCCGCTTTTGGCGGGGATATCTTCGGTATTCCAGACCAGAACCCACTACTAACTTCGGATATATTTGCACCGTTTGTACAGCCCGCGGCTCGGCTGGCCCCGATGGGG